CCTGTCGCGGCGTGAGTAGAGTACGACTTTTCGTAAGGTAAAAGATTATATCTATATCCGTCGTCATTAACATCTGTAAAACTTGTATAAGGATATAATGACGCAATGTAATCGTTTTGAGTATCAATTTCCTCTATTGGAACGAATACTGAAACTCTTGCATTTGGAATACCAAAACCATTATTACAAAATATTCTACCACAAACAACACCATAATCCGCACAACTTCTAAGGTAGATATCATCAGGACGAATAGCCAAAGACAAAATTTCTAACGTATCAAAATTTTGTTCTAAAACAATAGGTATCTTAACAGGAATATTTTCATTAATACCTAATTGGGTACGTATTCTATATGACTTTGGCATTTTACTTTCTTAATAAATAGTTTAGCTACTATTTTCAAAATAGTAAAATATGTTCGAAAGTTAAGAGAAGTTAACAGTACTTAGATTTAAAGTGCTTACGGTAATATCTTTATTTGGGAATCTAATTTGATAAATTTGTGATGGAGTCGCAAATAAAGTATCGTTAATCAATCCAATTTGTTTTGTAGTATTATTACTATATGGTTGTGAAGTTTGATTTGACGAATATTGGCCACCAACTAAATTGAAAACATTTATTTCACTAATAGATAAGACACCATTTAATGATTGTATTAATCTTTTTAATTCTGAGATATAAACATTTTGTCCCATATCTCGATTTAAAGGACTAAAAAAAGTATCAACCGTATTAACAATATTAGTTATCACTGCTCCCTGATTTTGTGTCGAATCTAACACCACACTAATATCAAGTTTTAAATCAATAACCTCAGCACTTTCAACTGAGATATAATCATTAATCATTCGATAATTAGATAAGTAATTTGCAACACTTGTTTTTAATGAACTTGATATATTTGAATCTAATTTACCCTGTGTATCATATGATAACATCTTAACTTTAATCTTATTATCTTCTTCAGTAATTGCAACTTTAGCAGGTGCTCCGTATTGAGAAGGCATTTTTCTGATTACTGAATTATAATCATCAATGGTTACCGCTCTGTTTTGAGATGCAAAGTTAAACCCAATTAAATTTCTAACTTCTTCAATTGTTGGTACGTTTGCTCCTCCAATTGCTGCGGTAACATTTGTACAAGATAAACTATTAATAACTGAACTGTTAATTGATTGATTTGGTCCATTAACCGCAAAATTTATAGTTCCTATTTGGTTGATAATACCTGTTCCTAAATTAGTTCCCAATCCACCACCAATTCTATATTGTACAAACAAAGTTGTATTTGGAGTAATAGTCGAACCTAACGATAAATTGTTTGAATATTTGGATAAATCCAATGGTGTCCCATTTCTTGCAAATTCCCTCAAAAGTTCATCAGTTGATTGGTTACCTCCGCCAAATGTCATTTTTAAAAATCCTTGTGGGGTATATTCAGTAATGAATTTATCACTTACCTGAATATACTTACCAACTTTTTTTCCTGCAGTACTCTGTGGACCTGTTGGGTCTTCAATAAATATTCTATCTTGAGCCAAAGCGTCTACTTCATACCACCTGTTATTCAAACCTATAAATTCTTCAGTTGATGGAACATTATTATAATTTAACCCATCTTTTAATAAAACACTTGTAACACCTAAAACATTTTTTTCAGGTAAAAATAATTCTAAAAATGGTCTCGATTCAGAAGTTGTTATTGTTTTTCTAAAAACTTTAGTAATACCATTAACAACAGGTTCTCTTTTTGTAATTCTATAGTTTATTATAACGTTATTAGCATTATATATTGGAGTTTTAGTTCTATTTCTAAACCCTTCAGCGTTTGTTTCAGTTCCAAAGTTAATATCACCAACAAGTTCAAAAACTTGTCCCGCTCCATATACTTGGGAACCTCTTCTTAAAATACCACAATACTTTAATTCTTCCTTATCCCCATTAGCTGGAACAACAATTGAGAAGTCAACTAATGCGACTGATGGTCTTTGACCCGGAATTTTAAGTCCGTATGTTCTCGCGATATTAAATAATGATGAAGATTGTTGGGCATATTGTAATACTGTTTCTTGTATACTTCTATCAATATGGTAGTGTAGGTTATCGGTAACCGCAGCGTTGATGTCCAAAAATACCGAGAAAACCGCTGCGTCATTAACATTTTGAACTAACTCAGGATAATATGCTTTGACAAAATTTACTAATTCCTGTCTTATATTTTGAAAATCCCTTGTGGTATATGATATTTGTTTGTTTGCCATCTTATATATTAATTATTACAAAACTACTTGAGTTAAAGACATCATTCGTTATTTGATAGTCAATTCTAACTTTAGCAGTATATTCTTTAGTTGCCAATCCTGGTATAGTTAATTGTGTATTCACAACATTTCCTTCTGTTGTAACATAAGGTCCCGCTTCTTCAGATGAAAGAGCGGTAACACTTATTGATGTTATTAACAAGTTAGGAATATATGTTTCAACAGATTCTTTAATCTCCGATTCAATATCATTAAATGTTGGTCCGTCCAATGGTTCAAAAATATATTCATATAATCTTGTGCCAAAATCAGGTAAAAAATATCTACTTCCTTTTCGAGTTAATAATAAATGTATTAAATTATTTTTAATCTCATCACTAGGAGTTTCAGATAAGTTAAGATATTTTCCAGTTAAGGAATCACCAAAAGGAAAATTAATACCGTATGTTACACCATTAGCCATATTTCATAAATACTATGAAATTAAAAATCCCGACCTAGCTCGGGATAACACATCGGATTTTTTTAAGAAGAACATCCAAAACAATCAAATTCACTATTTTCAGGTTTGGTAGGTAGATTCATATAACTGTAATCTACCTTTGGTGGTTCAGGTGTTGGTTTTGGTTTATTAACTTTTGAAGTATCAATTGCCAAATGTTTTGCTCCTGTTGATATTGCCTTTGTTCTAACGTAATAACAAAGTGTTTTCAATCCTTTTTCCCATCCATAAAAATGTGATGAAGAAATCTTAGACAAGGTTGGGTTACCCATATAGATATTCATTGATTGTGATTGGTCAATAAATGGTGCTCTATCAGCGGCCATCTCAATCAAAGATTTTTGTGAAATTTCCCAAATTGTTTTATATTTTTCAATCAGTCTTTCAATTCTATTAACTTTAAAATTATATCTTTTATCTTCAGGGTCCAAATAATTCAAGAAGTTAATTCCTTGTACCGACCCTTCATTCATAATGATTTCGTTTTTCAAATCTTCAGACCAAATACCAATCTTTTCAAAATCGTTAATCAAGTATTTGTTTACAATCATAATCTCTCCACCAACTACACGTCTGTTAAAGATTGCTGAGTGAGCTGGTTCAGTCATTTCATATGAACCTGTAATCTTAGCTGAAGAAGCCACAGGCATTTGAGCTGTGAATAAAGAGTTACAAACACCATATTGTTTAACAT